AAATCATATTTACAACAATCTAATCAATTATTCGTAACAAGAATCTTAGGACTTTCAGGTTATGACGCAGGACCATCTTGGTCTATTATAACTCAAGCAAATGTTGATCCTAATACGATTGACTTTTATTGTGAGAATCCTCAATTGGTTGATTGTTTACCTTATTGTGATCCTGCAGATTATAAAACATTAAACTATACTGTAGAATTTACGGGATGTTCAAACTCACAAGCGTCAATTAGTTATGTAACTAATTTCCCTGATGAAATTGAAAATCTGTTAACTATTCCTTTTGAGCAATTTAATGGTAACACATCAACATTAGAAACACAAATCAATAATTTGATTTTTGATGTGTTAACAGATGCTAATCCATTTACCGCACAAACTAATACAATTGATTATTTCGGTTCTATATACGGACCTGACTACGATACATTGTCAACAGTTTTCACAAATGAAACTAATGTTTATGGTGTACCTTCAGTATCAAGTACTTTGACTGATTATACGTCACCATTCAATGATCCTTGGTATTATTCATTGTTTTCTAACAATGGTAACAATAGTTATTCAGGATTCTCATTCTTTGCTTATGTGGATGATTTAATTTTAACACCTGTAACTACAACAACAACAATTGCATTCACACCGACACCAACACCATCGGTGGTTAACCCATGTGCAACGGCAACACCTATGCCGTCACCAACACCTACACCAACTGCGGTTAATAACAATTGTTATACAGGTACTATTAATGGTACAATTTATTATTACACAGGTACATCTTACACTGAGTACGATAATTTAGTTGTTGGTACATTAAGATCAAGAGGTATTGCGACATATGAGGACTCTACAAACCCAGTATTTGAAGTAACAGACATTAATCATGTTACTATAGATATGAGTGGTCAGTATTCAGGTGTTACTAAAAACCCTTACTTACCATTTTTAATCAATGTTACAAATGATGAAGGTACTTCATTTACGTTTGAAACTTCATTCGCAACTTCAGATTCTCAATATATTTCTAAAGTATTCGGAGCAACTAACTTCCAAAAACCAAGAAAAAATGTTCCTTTATTCTTAGAGGAAAGATTCCAAGCGTTATTAAACTACGGATGGAACAAAGGATACATTAGAGGTTTGAGTTCAGAATTAATAGCGTTAGATTCAGCACAAAGTGGACAACAAGATAGTATTGGATGGTACTTAGATAGATACCAATCACCAAGTACTCCTTGGATTGTTTCTGAGTTAAGAGGTACAAAAGTATTTAACTTATTCAAGTTCTACTCTATTTCTGACGGTAATTCAGCAAACTCTGAAATTAAAGTTTCACTTTTCAATATGTCATTCTCCAATGGAACGTTTGATGTAATTGTAAGAGATTACTATGATTCAGATGCTAACCCAACAGTTTTAGAGAAATTTACAAACTGTAGTATGGACCCAAGTCAAAATAATTTCATCGGTAAGAAAATCGGATCTTTAGACGGAGAATACGCTTTGAACTCTAAATTTGTAATGGTTGAGATGAATGAAGATGCACCTGTTGATTCATTACCTTGTGGTTTTGACGGATATACAATCAGAGAATATGATGGTGTTGTTCCTCCATTCCCTGTGTACAAAACTAAATATGATTTTCCAGGTGAAGTTATATATAACCCACCATTCGGATTTACAAACGGTAACGATGATTCCATCAGATCAAATGGTGATAACGTTAGAAGAACCTATTTAGGTTTCTCTAATAACATTGGATTTGATACTGACTTCTTCCAATACAAAGGAAAACGTGCTCCAATTGACTTATGTAATGTTGATGGGGTTGAATGGGGTTATCAAACAAGAGGATTCCACATGGATAAAGACGCTAGTGTTATTGAAATAGGACCGGCATTTGCAACAAGTGGAACACCTAAATACTATGTTGGTGATGCTACATTCCAACAAGAACCTACAACTGAAACAAGTCCGTACTACAGAATTTTCTCAAGAAAATTCACAACAATGTTCTATGGTGGTTTTGACGGATGGGATATCTATAGAGAATACAGAACAAACGGAGACAGATATGTTCTTGGTAGAACAGGATTCCTGAACGGAGCTTGTCCTTCACCAAGATACCCAACCGCAACAGGATGGGGAGCATTTAAACAGATCTCAATCGGTGATGGAACACAAAGTTTTGCAAATACTGACTACTACGCTTACTTATTAGGGGTACAAACATTCTCTAATCCTGAAGCGGTTAACATCAACGTATTTACATCTCCAGGTATTGACTATGTAAACAATAGTGACTTAGTTGAAGCTACAATTGATATGATTGAAAACAACAGAGCTGACTCATTGTATATCACAACAACTCCTGACTACAACTTGTTCTTACCAACAACTACAGGTGGTGATGGATTAATCTACCCACAAGAAGCGGTTGACAACTTAGAACAAACAGGAATTGACTCTAACTACACGGCAACTTACTACCCATGGGTATTAACTCGTGATAGTGTGAACAATACACAAATCTACATCCCAGCAACGGCTGAGGTGACAAGAAACTTAGCATTAACCGATAACATTGCATTCCCATGGTTCGCAGCGGCAGGTTACACAAGAGGTATTGTAAACTCAATCAAAGCTCGTAAGAAGTTGACTCAAGAAGATAGAGATACTCTTTACCAAGGAAGAATTAACCCAATTGCAACCTTCTCTGATGTTGGTACGGTAATTTGGGGTAACAAGACTCTTCAAGTTAGAGAATCTGCACTTGATAGAATCAACGTAAGAAGATTATTATTACAAGCTCGTAAATTGATTTCAGCAGTTTCTGTGAGATTGTTGTTTGATCAAAACGACGAACAAGTAAGACAAGACTTCTTAAATTCGGTTAATCCGATCTTAGATGCGATCAGAAGAGACAGAGGTTTATACGACTTTAGAGTTACGGTTTCAAGTGACACTGAAGACTTAGATAGAAATCAATTAGTAGGTAAAATCTATATCAAACCAACTCGTTCTTTAGAGTTCATAGATATAACATTCTACATCACTCCAACAGGAGCATCGTTTGATAATATCTAATCAGATAATTAAATTTAATGAAAAGGGGAATTCGTTCCCCTTTTTTTATTTTCCTAATATTTATTAATGTATGAAAAATTATCATAAAGTTATTGTCAAACAAATTATTAACGAAATTATACAGGATAATCAAACACCTGTAATGAAATATTATGCGTTTGACTGGGATGATAATCTTATGTTTATGCCAACAAAGATATACCTTAAAGATGATAAGGGTAAAAGTGTTGGAATGTCAACTGAAGATTTTGCGGAATATAGAACTGAAATTGGTAAAGAACCTTTTGAATATGAAGGACATACCATAGTATCCTTTGATAAGGAACCTTTCAGAGATTTTGGTGTGTTGGGTGACAAACAATTTTTAAAGGACTCAATGACCGCTCCAACAGGACCGGCATGGGATGATTTTGTGGAGGCTATTAATAATGGATCAATATTTGCAATTGTAACTGCTAGAGGTCATACTCCTTCTATGTTAAAAGAAGCGGTTTACAAATTAATTAAACAGAACAAACATGGGTTGGATTCAAACCAGTTAGCAAAAAACCTTTTAAAGTATAGAGATTTAGCTGACGAAGAAAAATTATCTAAAGATCAACTTATACGATCTTACTTAGATATGTGTCGTTTTCACCCTGTGTCTTTCGGAGAAGGTTCGGCAACTAATCCTGAACAAGGAAAAATAAATGCAATGGAAGAATTTGTTAGTTATGTGAAAAATTTATCACATTCATTACAAGAAAAGGCATTTATGAAAAACAAGATTAGTAACTACTTTACACCATTTATTGGTTTTTCAGATGATGATGTAAGAAATATAGAAAGTATGAAGAAGCATTTTGATAAAAAAGAAGATAATATATTAAAAACTTATTTAACTGCAGGAGGACAAAAGAAATTATATTAACTAGTTTAACTGGTCTAGTAGAAGAATATGTCCAAAAAAAATGTAAGTAAATAGAAAAATTTTATTATCGTGATATTTATAATAAAAACTAAAATAAACTAAAAATTAAAAAAAATAATTATGGCTGATTTGTTAATGAAAATGCCAATTCCTTACGAACCTAAACGTGAAAACCGTTGGATTTTAAGATTCCCTTCATCACTTGGAATTAATGAGTGGTATGTGGAAAGTACTTCAAGACCTAAGTTAAAGATTAACTCAGTTGCGATTCCTTTCTTAAACACTGAAACGTATGTTGCGGGTAGATTTAACTGGGAAGAAATAACAGTTAAGTTTAGAGATCCAATTGGACCTTCTGCTTCTCAAGCGGTTATGGAATGGATTCGTCTATGTGCGGAGTCTGTAACAGGTCGTATGGGTTATGCTGCAGGATACAAGAAAAATGTGGATTTGGAAATGTTAGACCCAACAGGAGTAGTTGTTGAGAAATGGATTTTAGAAGGAGCTTTCTTAACAGGATATGATGGTGGTTCATTATCATATGATTCCGATAAGATTGCAGGAATTACTTCAAGTATTCGTATGGATCGTTGTATATTAGTATACTAAAAAAATTTACTTTTAATATTAACCGTGTACATTTATGATGTATACGGTTTTTTGTGCGATAATAAATTAAAAAAAAATATAAAAAAATGGATCAAGACACGGCTGCTCATGGGCAAATGGATTTTAACTTACCACATGACGTGGTAACACTACCTTCAGGTGGTTTATTCTATAAATCAAAAAAGAAAAGTGTTAAGGTTGGTTACTTAACTGCGAGTGATGAAAATATTTTAGTTAATATTGATTCTCGTAAATCAATTAATGAAAGTGTTGTTTTACCTTTATTAAGGAATAAACTTTATGAGAGAGATCTTAGACCTGAAGAATTATTAGAAAGTGATATTGAGGCAATCCTTTTATTTTTACGTAACACATCTTTTGGACCTGAGTATAGAATTGCAACAGTTGACCCTATTAATGGTCAATCTTTTGAGACATCTGTCATGTTAGATGAGTTAAACCTTACAAAACCTAAAGTTCAACCTGATGAAGATGGAACATTTACGGTTAAACTACCACAATCAAAACAAGATGTTAAACTTAAAATGTTGAGTTTATATGATACAATTGAAATTGCAAAAATAATTGACTCATATCCTGCGGGTTATACCGCACCTACAGTTACAACAAGATTAAATAAATGTATTCTTGAGTTAAATGGTAGTCCTGATAGAAATGAAATAAGTGTATTTTGTCAAAATATGCCAATTGGTGATTCTAAGTTCATAAGAAATTTCCTTAAAGAAAACGAGTCGAGATTAGATTTAAGGAAAACAGTTTACGCCCCATCTGGAGAAAAAGTTGATGTTGTCATCAATTTTGGGGTGGAGTTTTTTCGGCCTTTCTTCTAATCATTCAAAATTTTTATTAGACGAATTTTATTACTTGGCTAAATTCCTAAGAACATCATATATTGAGTTTTTAAGGATACCAACCTATATCAGGAAATATCTTTTGGATAAGATAGTAGAGGAAAATACGCCCAAAACTTAATACTTAATATTTATAGTAAAAACTAATTATGGGTGATTTAGATGATATAACAGGTTTGAGTGGTGATGTTAAAAAACAATTACAAAAACTTTTAGATTCAAAATATAATGAAGGTAAAAGTGACGGATCTAAATCAAGTAAATCTGATTATAGATCTAATCTTTCAGAGGGAAATTTAAGTACTAGTAAACAATACATAAGTGATTTTAATGTTGATTTAAGTGAAACTGGAACTGCATTAACTGGAATACTAACGGATTTTAAAGATGCTGCTGACCCGACTAATTTTTCTGGAGCTGATTTTTTAAGAGAGTCAGCACAAAAAATGGCTAATGAATTTGGACTTGGTCAAGCAAGAATGTCCGAATTAAAAACTACCATTGCGGATACTTTACCTGAAATGTTAAAATTGGGTATAAGTGAAAGTGAATCATTAAACTTAATGACAAATATACCTAAAGAATTAGGTGTTAATACAACTTTAGGGAAAGAGGCTCTTGTTGAAATGGCGGCTGCGGCTAAAGTGGCTGGTGTTGAAGGTGGTAAATTAGCAAATGATTTTAAAAATGTTGGTGTATCATTATATGATGTTGGAGATAGAATGGCAGAAGTTGCAAATTACGCAAAAAGTGTTGGTGTCAATGTTCAGGCGGTATCAGGGTTAGTTGTTGGTAATTTAAAACAATTAAATTTATTCAATTTTGATAGTGGAGTTAAAGGTTTAGCTAAGATGGCATCACAGGCATCTATGTTAGGTTTTGACATGAGAAATACATTTAGAATAGCTGAAGATTTATTGTCACCTGAAAAGGCAATTGATTTAGCGGCATCACTACAACGTTTAGGTGTTTCAAGTAGTGCATTATTAGATCCATTGAAAGCGATGGATTTAGCTCAAAATGATCCTGAGGCATTACAAAAAGAAATGATTAATGTTTCTAAAGAATTCACTAAGTTAAAGGCAGATGGTTCAGGTTTTGAAATTTTACCAGGAGCTAAACGTAGATTAAGAGAAGTTGCCCAAGCTTTAGGTATGGATGCTGATGAATTAGCAAATTTGTCTATTAAAACCGCTGATTTGGATATGAAAATGTCTAAAATTAAATTCCCAAGTTTGGCAGCATCTGAGGAAGATAAGATGTTAATTGCCAATATGTCACAAATGAAAGGTGGTGAAGCCGTTGTTCAAATTAAAAACGAGTTGACGGGTAAAATGGATGAGGTTAACGTTAAAGATTTAAGTGCGGAACAAATTGAAAAATTAAAAGAACAACAGGCAAATCAAGATAAAAGTATTGAAGAAATTGCTTTAGATCAATTAGATGCATTAGAAAGAATTAACACATCTTTAAATGCTGGTAAAACGGCAGTAAGTCTTGGTAAAGCGACAACACCTACTATGGATAGGTTTTATAATGTGATAAGTAAAACTGCGGCAATAACTACAACAAATCTAACCCAAGGTATAACAACCGAAAATGTAAGAGGTGCTGCAACAGGAGTTGTTGGTCCATTAGAACAAGAGGTTGTTAAATTTTTCCAAGGAAAGACTACTTGGGATACAGTTGCAACAACTTTAACTGAGGTTAAGGATAATCTTGTAATACTTGCTGGTGATTTTGTTAAAGGTGCCGGAAACGCAGGATTAAAAATAGGAGCAGACGTAACAAATATGGTAACTAATGAATATAAGGCTCTTGGTGTACAACCAACTCAAATAGTATTGGATCCAAATTCACCATTGATAAAACAGTTGGAATCGTTTTTAACGCAAGCAAAAACAGGTAGTCCTACCGAAACAAAAACACAAGTTAGTGGTGAGGTTAACCATACTCTTACTATTAAGGGAGACGGGGGAGCATTACTTAGTAATAGTGAATTTGGTAAACAAATGGTAGAATCAATGGCAGACCCAAATATTAAATCACAATTTACTAAAACATTTATGACTCCAAACGTAGGGCTTGGAGGAAAACAATAGAAAATTCTTAAAATTATGTTTTCTATAAAAAAATTCTCAAGGTATTTATTAATAAAAAAGTATGTCGGATAGTACATTATCATTTGCATCTTCTTCTAATTTTAGGGATATATTATTAGCCCGTAATTTACAACCATATTCGGTACCAGGATCTTATTCACCTAGTAGTAATAGTGTTAATTACGAAACTAATTTATCTGTGAATAGTGTAATTGACTCTCCCGACTCTTTAATTTCGACAAACCAACTTGCAAATAGTTTATATTCTCTCAATGAATATGGCCCTGAAGGTGGTTATGATGGGAAATATTCAGTACCTGGAGCACCATTACCTGTGGACTCAAACTCAGGACCATACGCACCTACCGACACAGTATTAGATTTAGTTAATGAGTTCTACATTGATGCCGCATATGTTCAAAATATATATGGACCTGAAGGTGGTTATAAAGATTTAGTTATTATAACTGACGTTGTTGGTAATGCAAAATTTTATTCACCATATTGGGATCCTTCAACATTTGTAACCTCATCGTATACACCATATGAGATAATATTTGCTGATAATCCAAATGGAACAAATGGTCCATTATCTCAAGATACTTATTTAGCGAGAATTGGAGCGGCTCAACTTAAAGGTTTATTTGAGGAAAGAATTGCCGCTGAATTATTACAATCAACTCTTGGTCGTGTTAATTTAGATTCATTGCAAGATCCGTTTAGTGCAAGTATGATTGCGACGGGTCAACAACCATTTTTTACAAAGAATTGGAAAATTACCGTACCTGAGAATCCTATAAATGCATCTGTAAGTTTGGCAAATAGATTAACAGGAACTTACTTCCCTGTATCTTTTATTCCTGGTGATTATTTTGATGAATCGTTTATTGATAACCCACAAACTGAAGCGGCATTAAATGTTGCAAATACCCTAACGGGTGGATTCTTAGGTCCAATATTAAATAAGTTTAAAAATCCTTCAGAGATATTTGTTGCAAATACAGGGTTTGGTCAAAGATCGGTATTGTTCTCAAGTTTAGATTATAACAAATATAGACCTGCTTACAGTAGAGGTATTATACAAGGAGCCACAAGTGCAATTGACCGATTGTTTGATAAAGACAAGGCACAAACGGGTGGTTATTATGTTGGTAGTCCTAATTCGGAACCTTCACAGATTGATTCACCCGCAAATCAAGTTCCTATTGGAAAAAATGGTAGACAAGTACAAACCATTGTATATGGTCCGCAAGAACTTGGTATTTTATATGAAGGTAATGACGCTCAATTACAGTTTGGTTTAAAAGGTAAATCATATAGTGATGGTGGTGGTATTAGTGGTCAATTTGTTTGGACATCACCAAAATATAAAGATAACGCAGGATTTAAAGTCGGACCTGGTGGGGTACCAACAAGGTTGGACAACGAGTTTGAAGCAATTAAAAGTGATTATGGTAGATACCAATCTACTGATATTGATTTCAAAGGAGACTCAATATTAGATAAGACACAAAGACTTATTGAATCTGCCGATCAAGTACAAGGTCAAGCAAGGTTAAAACACGTAGGTAATGCAATTAACCAAGTATCTAAGGTATTCAATGATGGATACAAAGAGATGACAAAGGGTTCTATGGTATTATCATATACGGATCAGACCGATGGGTCTCAAGCGGGTATTGAGTATTGTAGAGTGTTCCAAAAGGATACTCCTTACTTTACGTATGCTGACTTACAAAAGAGTGATGGTATTACAACTGAAGGTAGGAAATTCTCGTATTCAGTTTTGGATAAGACATATAATCTTAACATTGCTCCACTTAAGAATCCGGGATCAACAAACATTGTAGACAACAAAGTTAAAAAATATATGTTCTCTATTGAGAATTTAGCGTGGAGAACTTCAGACAGACCTGGGTTTACTTACGATGATTTACCTGTTTGTGAAAAAGGACCAAACGGTGGTAGAGTCATGTGGTTTCCGCCTTATGACATTTCATTTAGTGATGATAGCACACCTGATTTTTCGTCTACCAATTTTTTAGGTAGACCTGAACCAATTTACACGTATAAGAATACTTCAAGAAAAGGTAGTATAAGTTGGAAGATTGTTGTTGACCACCCTGCAATTATGAATACGATTATTCAGAAACAATTAGCGGGAGCGGCAAAAGAAAGAGTGGATTCAATCGTTGATTCATTCTTTGCGGGATGTACAAAATATGATATGTATGAATTGGGTATTAAGTTTAATACAATACCCACAAGAGATTTATTTACATACCAACAAATATTAAACAATCCAAGGTTAACCAACGAAGAATTGGGGCAAGTGGCATTTGAGATACCTGCAGATGCTGGCGTAGTTACCAAAGGTAATACTGAGGGCGCTGATGGATCAAAAGATAGTGTGGGAGCAACTAGTACTACAAAAGATGGAACAACAACATTAGAAGATTCTGATATTTTAAAAGAATTTTTAAATTATGGATTTTATTTTGAAAATGATTGTCCTGAATGTTATGGTACATATGCAACAACTTCATCAAAACCATTTGATAGTTGGTATGATTCATATATCCCTAAACAAAGTACGACATATGTAACAAAAGCACCTGCAAAAGTATATGTTGGGGATAAAGAATTTACAAAAGAAGGTGTACAAACATTTTTTAATAATGTTATTAAGGATAATTTTAATAAATTAAAAACTGATTTTTTATCAAAGTTAAAAGAAGTGATAATAGATAAAGGTGGTACTGTTGAATTAACATTAAGAGGTTCCGCATCGGCACCTGCAACAGTAGGATATAACTTGAATTTATCTAAAAGAAGAGTTGATACTGTACAAAAATGGTTTAAAAATCAAAAACTTGGGGATAAACTTATAAGTGAATTACCTTCAGACAAATTTAAAATTACAGTTCAAACACAAGGAGAAACTGAAGTTGTAACTGTTGGTACCGCTAATGGTGGTAATGGAGAACCAATTAATTGTACTACAAATATAACTTTAACATCGGGATCCCCAATTACAAGTGGTAGTACTGCCGGAACATCAGCTAATAGTGCTGCACAATGGTGGTCAGTTCCTGCCATGGCTTGTAGAAGAGTTGCGTTATCAGAAATTAAAGTTAAAGTTCCACCTGAACCAAAACCTGTGGATACACCACCTACTGAAATAGTAACACCACCAAATGAGAATCCTACTAACACATTTATACCGGGTAATCCATCTAGTACAATCAAACCTACCCCTAATTTAAGGATTGAACAAAAAATTAAAGAAGGTATATCTAAAAAAATATTGAGATTCTTATTCTCAGAATGTGATTACTTTGAGGTTATTAAGGAGACTGATCCTATGGTATATGATAGTATCAAACAAAAGATTAAGTACTTCAATCCTGCGTTCCACTCTACAACACCTGAGGGATTAAATGCGAGATTGACATTCTTAAATCAATGTATGAGACCTGGTCAAACAATTCCTGTGATTGGACCTGATGGTAGACCAAAATATAATGATGCGTTAAACACATCATTTGGGGCACCTCCGATCTTAATTTTAAGAATGGGTGACTTTTATAATAGTAAGATTGTACCAACATCATTAAGTATTACTTATGATCCTATTACATTTGACTTAAATCCTGAAGGTATTGGTGTACAACCAATGATTGCTAAAGTAACGATAAACTTTAACTTCATTGGTGGTCATGGGCTTAAAGAACCTGTTGAGGAATTACAAAACGCATTATCGTTTAATTATTATGCAAATACTGAGATTTACGATGAAAGAGCAACGGCAACAGAAAGTACTGAAGCAAGAGACAAATACATGGTTGAGAAGATATTGTCTAACCAACCAAAGGTAACAACCGCTGATGTTGTAAATCAACAACCAAAAAGAGGTGGTGAGGCAATTGGAACAATATCGGGTGAGTCAGATATAGATTATACTAAATTTGTTAATGATTATTGGAATAGCACTAAAGAATATTTTGACGCTTATATCAATACAAATGCGGCAATTGGTAAAAATTATAACATAGGTATTCTTGATTTATTATATACTGATAGAGATTATTCTAAAGGTACTGCTGATTTTACTCCTGAAATAGAAGTGCCAATTTATGGTAAACCAAGTGACGTTGAAGACAAGTTAGAAAAATTATTTGATAAAGTTAATGGGGATATTTCAGGTAGAAACGATCCATTTATGCAAATAGTAGTATCTAATGATCAGTCTATAAACAATAGTGACAAAAGAGAAATTGAAAATAAATTAAAGGAATATGTAACAGGACTTAAACCCGACTTTATTACTAACGTGAGTAATAGTGTTAAGGATTTAGTTTTATTACAACAGGACTATATTCAATATATACGAAAGTCTAATTTGGTATTATCAAAAACGGATGGTATAATGAATTCAAATAATGAACCTCAGGTATATGATATTTCGGGGGATACTTTTACTCAATTAGAAGATTATTTGAAAAAAATAACAGACAAACATATTGAATTTAACGACGCTAAGGGTGTTGTAAAGTTTGATGAATGTTTATATTTAAACGAAGATAATTATAAAAAGTCATCTTCTACGTTTATAGATGGTAATACGTCTACCGCCGATTTGATAACGTCAAGAAATCAGAGTGGTTTAATGGCTAACGAACCGGCTAATAGATTTTATCAAGTTATGGCAAATGTATTAAATGATGAAAATAGTAAAAATGAGTTAAAAACTTTTATTCTTAATAGTCAAAATTATAGTAATATACAATTTGTGACTGAAGTAGTTGATAAAGCCACTACTGGTTGTTCGGATAGATTTAAATCTTATACTGAAATAAATAAAAAGAGATATGATGGTATTAAAACTAACGAAAGATATTTAACATTAATAAAAAGTCCGATTGAGGATAATGTTAAATTTGGGTTAAAGTACGCAAAAGTTAGTGGGACATCACAACAAAAAAAGGAAATAAAAGATTTATATTCAAATGTGAATGTGAATAATAAAGAAAAAACCTTTGATGGTAAAATTAAATTTAATTAAAAATGAATTTACAATATTATAACAGATATAATGAGTTTTTAATAAATGGACAACAAACCGTTACTCCATATATAAATTTACCTGCAAAAACAACTGATAAGAATTTTATTTATAAAGTTGGACAATCAAGGTTGGATAAGATATCATTTCAATTCTATAACACACCTTATTTTGGGTGGTTAGTACAAATGGCGAACCCACAGTATAGTGGATTGGAATCAAACATACCCGATGGGGCAATTTTAACAATACCATTCCCCCTTGTTAAATCATTACAGGATTATAAAAACGAATTAGATAATTATTTCTTCTATTATGGCAGATAAAGGTGAAAACATATTAGTGGAATTTGATTATGACAACATTACCTTAATAGATCCAAACAAAATTGTAGACAATGAAGGTAAAGTTAGTGATAGATTAGTTAAACATGAGAATCTTGTGTTCTACGCTAACCTTGAATGTAACGTATTGCCAAGAACTAAATTGGCGTTAGGATCGGCATTAAACGATTCTATTAGAACTATTTCGGTTGGTAAAATTAATTTCTTAAATCCCGGTAATAAAACCTTTTTAGATAATAGATATACCGATGAGATTACGGGTAAAGGATCCGTACAGGGTAAGGGTGTAAACCAACCTAAATTAAATGCGGTTCAAAACCCAAACAAATCTGATGATTTTTATCTTACACAGAGTACGTATTCAAACGGAACTCCTGGTGCGGTTGATAATGGTTTATTAGGTATAACCGATATACAGGTTGCTATTGATACAAGTTTCTTACCTACGGTGACAGTTAACTTAATAGATGTTAAGGGTAGAGCGTTATTTGAAGGTGGTAATAATTCACCATATTCTGCGTTTTTCCAATTACCATACCCAATGTTTTATTTAACATTAAAGGGGTATTATGGTAAGGCGGTTAGATTACCATTAATGTTACAATCGTTTACTTCAAACTTTGACAATACGACTGGTAACTTTAAGATTGTATTAAAATTTTTTGGGTATAAGTACACGGTGATGTCTTATGTTAATTGGGGAGCTATGGTTGCGGTCCCACATATGTACAATAATTTTGTATCAACTGTACAATCAAGTACAAATACACCTGCGGGTTCAAAACTTGATGCGGTTACCACAAAACCTGTGAGTAGAGGATTTCAAAAAATGAAAGAATTATATTCTGAATATAAAGCCAAAGGTTTGGTTGATGATGATTTCCCTGAGATTACAATCACACAATTAAAGGCTCGTTTAGATAGATTTATAAAAAACATATTAGAAAAATTCACTAAAGAAAATTTGGGAGTTTTAACTGAGTTGGATAATTTCCAAACACAATTAACCGAGTTTCAAAAAAAGGTATTCTTTTATGGAGATTCATGGTTTGAAACATATATGGATAAAACCAATTCATATAGTTTAAAGGATACTAAGGAGGTTGTTTACACTTTCAAAAAAGAATATTCTGATCCTAATAAACAAGCTGAGGCTCAAACCAAATTAAGTGGGATATTCACTGAATATCAAAAACTTTTTGAAAGTAATAGTGTTGCGGGTAAAAACGGTAGTTATACCGTTGGTGGTAAAACAACAAAAAGTGAGGTACCTGTAAATGCAACCGTGGAAAAATGTGAGGCGAAAATTAATCCACTTACGGATATTGATTACGAAAAAACATATGAAGAAAGAAATGGTAAACCCGCAAAAACACAAATAGAATTAGATACATTCATTGCGACTAATATGGTTCCACCTAATACTAAATTTTTTGTATTTGAGGGTGTGGATCATTTTATTGATATTACTGAAAAAGCGGCTAAAGATTCATCTACACTTAGAAGACAAATTGAAGAAAAAATATCTGAAAATCTTAATGAACAGTTAAGTAATAAAGAAACAGGTGTTGGGTTTAAACCGTCCATTAGAAATATATTAGCAGTTTTCTTTGCTCAAGGAGAAGCGTTCATCCGACTAATGGATGATGTACATTCAAAAGCTTGGGATATAAGGGAAAATAAATATAGACAACAAGCAATATTTGGAAGTAACAGTAGTGCTCAAAGTGTTGATGTTAAATCTTCCACACAGAATAATGAACCAATATATCCATGGCCTCAAGTCATAAGAGAAACATTAGGTGATGACAAACAAGAAAAGTTTGAAATTGTTTACCCTGGTGATAAATCAATTGCTACTATGACAAAGGCTTATATACCTGAGATATGGCCTGAGGTTGAATTTGTGGAAGAGTTTATTAAAGGTTATGTGGATAGAGAGCCTAAAAATCCTGACTACGGTGATGAATCAAATGTATTAACAAAACCTAGTAGGTTAAGTTTAAATGCTCTTGATTTTCCTGTAACAAACGAAATATTCCAAAACAAAGAAGAGATTAAATTCTTTTATGAAATATATGAAAGAGTTATGGTTAATACCTATTACTCTAAATTAAATAGACAATCAGGGTATGATGCTAGTATATTCATGGTTGAGGCTGAGGACGAAAAAATCAATATATTAAAAAGTTTGGGTAATGATAATCCATTTTTAACTCAAAAATTAAAACAATATTTAATTGATCAAAATAATTTCTTAACATTCTTAAGACATATTTCAAATCAAGGTGAGGGTGAAAGTTGGCAAAAATTCATAAGAGGTGAGTTTACAATTAATTATATTAAGAACAAAACCAATACACCATTTGAGTTATTTAATCAGGAAATTCTAACAAATGAAAGATCACAACCTGATGTTTCATTAACCGATGAATCTAAAATAATTGATTATATTGGGAACCAAACATCAAGTAATGAATTTGATTTTTCCGATATGTACCCGATTACTAATTTTGATTGGTGTAAAAATTATCTTGCGGATGGAAAAGCATTACAAAATGTAAATTTGGCTTACAACACTAAAGATGTATTATCTTACAACACGACTCATAAGACTATATGTAATTTTAAAAACGACGACACTAACGATAAGAAAAGACCTATAACTAATTTTAATTATAAAGCGGATGTGTTTAGTCAAAATATTGATACATCTAATTTCAAAACATTCTATAATAATAGAAAAATTGAAGAACAATTTACAACTGAAGGTAATTTAAATTACTCTAACTATGATGGTTTTGTAACGGATACTCAAACGACCTCAATATTGAATACTCCTTATTTTATAAACGCAATACAAAGTGGTGTATATAATTTTAGATATAAATCTGATGATTTAGCATCGTATAAACAGGCGGCATATCTATTCTTGAATAGTTTACCATTAGCGAGTCTTAGAGAAAAATATAGGTCATACAATGAACCTAATGATTTAAGTTATATACTATCAACAATTAAGAAATTCGGGGCGGTACATAAATTACCATACGCTTGGATTGTTAAATACGGATCAATTTGGCATAGATACAAAACTTGGAATGAAAAAGGTATTGATATGTTGGATGAGGTTTGGACTGATTTTAATTATTTAGGTAATTATGATCCTGTTACTTCAGCGTCTACAAAGGTATATAGTTTAAACATTGAAGGATTCCAAAATAATATTGTCTTGGAAGACACGGTAACTGCAACACCAAATTTGGTCACATATAATTCAACAACAATGAACACAGGGTTCTACCCTAAGTTGTATGATGATATGAATGTATTTCTACAAGGATTACAACTATTTTCAGGTGTCACACAATTAAATGGTACTTGTACTATTACAGGTACAACAATGGATGTTTTAACTATTAACGATAATAATTTGGCACCTGGTCAAGTTTTAGCGGGACCAAACATTGAAGTTGGAACAACAATAGTGTCACAAGTTACCGGTAATACAGGAGGTATTGGACAATATATTGTTGATATATCACAAGATTCCCTAAGTAATGTGTTTTATGTTACCAACTCGGCAACAGGTGGGTATTCACAAACTGAAATACAAGGGTTAATTAATGATGGTAAGTTAGTGATGACCACAAATTCATTGGGTAAGATTATTGAAATAAGTGGTTTTGATCCTAACGATAATGATAGGTCGTTAAAAATAACCCCTTGGTCAACAATTGTTAAAACAACTGAAGGTGATAAATATTTTGTAATGCCGTCTTTTGGTTATACAAAAAATCAAACAAGAGATGAGTGTTTTAAGAATAACAAATTAAAAGTTGAGGTTTCAAGTAACCCTGCGGTGTTTAACGGATCGGTTAGATTATTTTGGGGAGCACCTAATTACGGGTATTTTGATAATACAAAAATTTCAAAACCAAATCCTGATTCATACTTAAAAGAAATATTGTCAGATAAGAAAATACAACAGAACTTTTCATTAAATGGGGATAACACAAAATACAATAAGATATCTGAAATGTTCACAACATTTGATACGGAAGTATTAGATTACTTTGAACAAGAGTTCTTGAACTTTAGTAGATCAATTTACGATTTTAAGACATTGGTTCCAAGTGATAAAAATGTTGAAACTGAATCTGAAAGATCATATAAGAACTTCCAAT